TCATTCCACGGGTGTGATGTCGTCGAGTTTCCAGGTCTTGTTGAAATAGGCTTCAGTCGGGGCGTACAGGCGGAAATAGCTGAACCAGTGTTTGCCCGGCAGGGTTTGCACCCAGTTGTTCTCCAAGCCTTTTGGCGCCGTCGGGCCGAAGTACAGGTCTAGCGAGCCATCAGCGTTCTTTTTCAGGTCCTGGCGCGACGACAGGTCGGCCTTGCGCTGCGGGTTGTCGATCAGGCAACGGCTGTCGATGTCGTACACGGTCATCGACCAGAACTGCCTGGCTGGCGGGTTGGCGCCGACGTGCAGGCGATAGTGCTTGCCGCCGTCGAGCCAGTTGCCCTTGGCGTCGGTGTAGGCGCCGAGGTAGGTCTGGCCCAGGCCCGGGGTTTTGGAAACCATGCCTTTGGTGTTGGTGACCGCTTCGTAAAACCAGGCACTGCGTTCCCACAACTGGTCGTAATAGGCCACGCGCTGCGACGGCTCGGCGATGTTCAGCACGGTGTCCCATTGCCGGTCCGGCCAGTACTGTGCACCGGGGAACCGCTTGGCGAACGTGTTGGCCTTGGCGATCAGTTCACCCACTTGGGCTCCTTGCTCCAAGGCCTTGCGTTGGGCTTCGGTCGGGTTGAACGGTTTGTCTTTCTCGATGCCAAGGCTGGCGAGCATGGCCATGTAGAAGCGGTCACGTTCGTTGACCGGCGTAACGCGATAAGTGGTTGATATTATAAGGATAAAAAATCCTCCCCAAACAATCCCCAAAACCTCCCCAAAACTCGCGCGGCTCCTAGGCCACGTCGATCCATTCCGCGCCTCGAATATCTTGGTACAGGCTAGTCATGGTTGAGGATTTGTGCCCGAGCAGTTTTTGGGCATCACGGCCTTCGGCTTTGTGCAGCCTGGCGGCCAGCGATCGCATTTCGTGGAAGGTGGGCGGTTGCTTGCCGAGGATGATCCCAAGCTTGAGAGCAGCCCTATCTCTGGCGTTCGCGAACTCTCGAGTCATTGCTTGCAGCGCCACTGCCTGGCCGGCTTTCCCGCGGCTCGCTGATTTGAAATAGTGGATGAGATGCTGCGACACAACCCGGTCGCGACAGGCCTTTATGACTGTTGCAAGTTCGAGGTTTAGGGCTTCAAGTCGAAGCGTCGTGCTGATCCGCAAGCGTGTGCCGGTCTTGGACTGGACAACGTGCAGATACCCATCCCGATCGTCCTTGAAAACCATAGATCGAATATCGTCCCTTCGCTGCCCAGTCAGGACAGCCAACTCCATCGCGCGCTTGAGCCAGGGAATATCTGCCTCAGCGTAAATGGCCTTCCAAAAATCAAGCGTCAGTCGCTCTCGCTTGATCGTCACCCGTGCAGCCTTCGTGGCATCGACCGGGTTCGACTCACACCATCCCGCAGCAATCGCTTCAACAAAAACGTCCCGCAACAGTGATCGCAGCGCCTTTGACATCTGCGCTTTGCCCTCCTTGGCGAGCCCGGACAAGAACTGCGCGATGTTCATCGTGGAAATTTCTCGAATGTCCTTGGCCCCGAACTCCTTGTCGATTCGCTTTAGGCGCGTATTGACGGTGCTGACTGTTTTGGGAGACTGGCTCCGTTCCTGATAGATCACTTTATATTCTGCGATCCAGCCTGAGAAAGCCCGCTGTGGGGCGGCAGGCTTTTCGGCGATTCGTTCTTTCAGCGTTGGTCGAACATGATCAGCATGATTTGCGGCCACTGCTTCGCGGATAGCCGCCTCCTTGTCTTTGCCCAAGCCGAACACGCGACCATTTACCGGATCGCGATAGGTGTAATAAGTGACGCCGTTGCGGGCGTCGGTCTTACGGTAGAGATTGGGCGGAAGGTCCTTTGACCCGGCATTACGCGGCCTCGGCGCCATTGCGTGCTCTCTCTATTCTGCTGATCAGGCTTCCGCCAACGATCCGGACGGGTTGCCGTTCAGGTTCCTTGTAGTGGGCGTCAGACTCTACATAGTAGCTCCGCCCATGCTTTATGGGTGGCGGTGCTATCCGGCCTTCACGCGCCCATTTGCGCAAGGTGTTAGGACTTGGCGGCGTCTTGAACTCGGCCGCCGCCCATTCATCCAGGGTGACTTTTGCCATGGTGATGCTCCATGCCGCGCGTGGCGGCAGAAGGTGGGGGTTAGGATTTGCTGGCGACCCACTTGATGAGTTCGGCTTCGTCGTCCGGCCGAACCTTGAGCTCGCCCCAACTGAGCTCGCGCACGATTCCGAGAATTTCGCAGGCAGCCATTCCACCGCGCTCAGCAAGGCGCTGTAGAGATTGGCCGTGATTACGCAGCGCCTGCTTTTCGTAGGGCACAAGCAGCTGCATAGGGATCGATTTGATGCTCGCGCACTTCATGACGGGCATGTTTCCGAGGGGCATAGAAATTCCTCGCCCGCCGTTCACCGGCAGGCTGGTAGGTGGAAGAGGGGTTAGATCTGGGGCGCTAGAAGGTCGGCAACCACTTCGCCGGTATCGTGGAAGTACCAGTCGCTGTCGGTCAGGTTGTTGATCATGAAGGCGGCAAAGTCGTCAGCCGTCATGCGCTTCATAATTCGCTCGAACTTGGGCGGCGGACCTTTCCAGCCGGGCTCGGCGCCGACGATGCGGGCGGCTGCCAAGTTGTGGTGGCCATCAAGGAGAATGCGGTAGGGCTTACCGCGAATCTCCATATCCACGGTCCTGACCACGAAGACCTTGAACGTGGCAGCCTTTCTGGCAATGACATCGCGGTTCAGGTATCGCTGGCTACTGATCAGCGGGGGCAAGCTCATCACCGCGGCCCCTTGTAGCAGTACACGTAGGCGAACCAGGCGAGGGCGATCATGATTTCACCTCGCATTTAAGGCCCTGTGCACGAATGCCAGCCTGCACATCGGAGAGGTATTTCGGATAGTCGAAGCAGCCTCCTTCCACATCCTCGAAGTACTCCAGGTACGGTGTGCGAAGCGGGAACTCGATCACCACAGCAGCGCGGGATTCATTCCAGAAGTGCCAGTAGGCATCGATCGAGCCGTCGGCGTAACCGTCACCAGAGCGACCCAGGCACTCGACGCGTATCTCGACTTCGAGGAACCCGCTTTCTTTCATGCGGGCAATGACAGCGGCTTCGAACTGTTCGTGCTGGTTCATGACCGTCTCCCGATTTCAGCCGCAGCTTCGACGATCGCCCGGCGCGTCGCTGTGAAAGGGTCAGAGTGGTGATACATGGTGTGCTCGCCGAAACGCTCCGCATCCACGTACGTGTAAGGCCCGGTGTCACCGTCGTAAGGCTCAACGATGTGAATGGCCACACCAAGGCGTTCCATGCGACCCATGACGACTGCCAGCCTCAGCGCGTCGCCGTCGTTGATGAGGAGATTCCAGTGAGCGCGGACGCCAGTCTTCCCGACCAGACGAAAGGGCCACTTCGGATCGCTGCAGGTGCATGACTCGATATCGATCCGGGCAGACCTGGCTGCGAGGATGAGCAACGCACGATCATCTGCCGCCGCGTCCTGTTTTGTTTCTTCAGGCATGACTGTTCCTTTGCCGCTATAGCGGCTGACTTTGAAGGGGGAGGGAGTTGCTGCAAATGGGTGGAGTACAGATGTACTCGTGTCAGGCTGGCAGTTTGATCGTAGTGCCGACCGGGTAGTAGCTGTGGTGCAGCATGTCGGGGAAGGCGTGCGCATTGAGATCGCGTATCTCGACCCAGCGCTCACTGCTCCTAAGTTGCCGGTTAGCAATGCCCATCAGGCTCTCGCCGGGATGTGTGACGTACTCGGTGTAGCGGGGTTGCGGCTCTGGCGCTGGCTGCGCCAGCTTTTCGCCCTTATTGGCCCAATCGCTATACGAGTTACCGGGCGTCGGCGCCGACGCTGCATTAAATTCGCGGGCCTTAGTGAAGTCATGGACCATTGGCCCAATAGGATCGGTCTGATAACTGCCGAAAACCCTGGGCGTCTGTCCGCAGGCTGCGCAGGCGCCATAATTCTCATGGTTAAATGCACTGGGCCGGAAGTTATGGGAAAAAGAACCGGACGGGCCGTTGCCGCTGTCAATACTCCGCAGAAACCGGGCGTCAAACTCGTTTTTCGGTTCTGGCGCCGGCTCGCCCTGGTGCTGCGCGATCATCTCATCAATCCGCTGATCCGCTGCGTTCAGGCGCAGCTGCAGGGCGTCACGCTCGGCGGAGACGCGGTCGAAGTCGGCGTTATATACGTACTCGCCTGCGGCACCCTTGAATCGGTAGCGCTTCACTTCGGAATGAGGTTCGGTAATTCGGTTTTCTGTGGGCATGTGGCGTCCTATGCCGGGTCATGCCCGGGCGGTGGAATGAGGGGAGGGTTTGAAGCCGGAGATAATGGTAGAGAGCACAACGTCTCTCTAAGAATCCGGAGACTTTCCCTTGAAAAGAATTTTTGAAGAGGTGTTGATCCTGCTGCTGGCAGACTTCGCCCTCGATCAATTGCAGAACTTGATCGAATGGCTCAACACGGCGCCTTGGTAGATGTGGTTTGCGTGAGTCAGGCAGCGAGGCGCTGGTAAAGCTCGATGATGTCGGCGGCATTGGCGCTGACCAGCGCTTCGGCTTCATCTGGACAGACGCTGTTTCCGATCAGTCGCACCTGGTCGGTCTTGTTGATGTCCCGCCACTCTTCGGCGCCGGTCACCGGGTCGACGAACAGGCCGCGGTCGATGATGTAGTCCTTGTCGAATCCCTGCGCCGCCTTCAATTCTGGCGGCTGCAG